AGCATTCGGGCCGCCGATACCAACGCCAACATCTTGAGGACCGAAGAAGTTACCTTGGGCAACTTCCTTGGAAGCATAAGAAGAGCTGCCATCGAAAGAAGCGGTAATACTCTTGCTTGGGAAGTTGGTCGATTCGAAGAATTTCACACCTTCGAACTGAACGCCAGTAGGCATCACAGGTTCACCAGCCAGGAAGTAACCTTGACCAGCCTGGGGACCCATGTAGAAGCTGGCGTTGTTAGGCATCATGGGATTACCCATGTACATGCCTTGACCAGGGTTACCAGCGTAACGAGCGATCTCACGGAAGTCTGGGTCACGACGCAGGTGCATCATGAAGACGGGATCGCAAATGCAACGATACAGACCATCAGAGAAGGTCGGCACGTTACGCTTACGCAGGTCCTTAACGACGTTCAGAAGGTCGGTACGAACTTGGAACTGTTGCGTATCGGCAGTGTACTCAGCGCCGGTGTAGCTAATGCGACCAGAAGAATCTTTGGTCTTACCACCAGCAAAGTAGTAACCGCCTTGCGAAGTAGAGGCGGCACCATTGGCTTCAGCTTTAGCGAGTTCATCAAGGAACACGCGGTCACGCCAACGGCGATAGTCGTCGAGCAGCGTCAGGCTACCGATCGACTGGTGGAACATGTTGAGGTTGCCAGAGTCCAGAAGAAGGCGCTGGGCCGTAATCAGGGTCTCACGAGCAATCTTGAAGGTCGAAGGTTGAGTTGGATCACCCGGGTCTGCAGGACCCGTGTATTCCTTCAGCACAACAAGCACCTTCTCTTTGGTGATGTTGCGGCTGTTGGCAGTACCGATGGTTTGATCGGACACACGCTCACGGCTGTCCTTAGTACCAGGGGTACCCCAGAACTTGTAGCGGTCTAACTGAACCGTTTGACCAGGCTGACGAGTGAAGTCATGAACGACCACAGGCTCGACTGCCATTTCTGCGATGTACGCAGGATGGGGACGGTAAAGTTCCGCACCCAAGATTTTTGGAAAGTCATTATCAATAAACACTTTGTTTCATCCTCCGTGTGATCGTCTAGGAAGTGTTTGTTATCGGGTAAAAGATTCAGACATTTCCATGTCTTATCTATTAGAAATTTTAGCAGTTAGTAACTTATTGGTTACATATACTGCAAAGTAGGTGTGGCAGTACGTGCCATCAAGGTATTGCTAGATCCATAGCGTTCTGGATCTTCACCTTGGACTACGTTCATAATCCCGCCACCAATCGTGCCGCCAAGTGCACCTGCACCAAGAACACCAATCCCGGTGCCAAGTGCAAACTCAGCCTTGGGACTAGTAGAACCAGCCTTAACAAGTCTGTTCATGTAGCCTGGCCCAAGAGTTGCCCCTACTCCTGCACCTAAAGCACCGGCGCCTAACGCTTCCGCAATTAGACGACCGGGACTTTTTTCTTGTGCTTGACCGGTAACAACGTTTCCAAGAGTGGCAAGACCAGCGGCGGCGGCACCTGCACCAAGAGTCGACAATGTTGGGTTCATTGCTGCATTTGTTAATGCCGCCTTACCCCTTGCGAGTAATGGATCAAACTTACCGGCCAGTTTCATTACCTCACTCCATCACAAACAATTTGTTTGCAACGACTTGAGGTTGGGCTTGATTCAGTAAACGCCAGGCGTTTGCAGGATCCATATCCATCTGTTGTTTGAAGTTGCCCCAGAAGTTTTCAGGACGTTGAGGAGCAGTTGCAGAAGGAGGTGCTGGCATGTACGCATTCATCGCATCAACAGGTGCGGTGCGATAACCAGGGGTCTCGAGTTCTGTTTCGTTTTCGTACACAGGGCACGGACCTTCAGGACCAAAGAACTGCAGGGTGTAATCGCTGAGAACATCGGGGTTCGTCAGGATTTCGTTATAAGCAAGGTTCTCTTGGTGCTCGTTAACTGCAAAACTGGCATAACCAGTTAACAGACCTTGTGCTTGTTGACCCCATGCAACAGCACTATCCAACATACCCTCAAGATTAAGAGCGTATTGGTTGAGGATTGCTGGTGCTTCCCAGCCGTAGTTATTTACTACGAACCGGCTTTCGTTGCTTAGATTTAGGCTGTCCGCCACCATCTGACTCAGCGACTGGCCGTTGATTTCCTCGGAGGCTGTCGAAGAAGTTTGGGAATAATTGGGCGAGTATGTCTGGTTGGCTTGCGAGGTCTGCGGAACCGATTGATACGTACCCTGGCCGTTGACCTGTCCGTAATTGGCCGGACTGTAGGTCGTCGGTGCTGACGGTTGACCCTGGAACGGGGATTGAACTGGGCTGCTCAGAAGGCCCACCACCTTGTTGAACGCCGATTCCCATGGATTGCCCGTCGTCTCCGATGGGGATTGGGGGGCGTACTGAGACGGGTTTGATTGGTAATTGGGGGCCGCCTGTGGTACCGCTTGGGGGTAGCTCGTACCCACCTGATACTGGGCCGGTTGTCCCACTGGAGCTGCTGGTGCTGCTTGGTAGCTCGGCACCACGTAGCTGCTTGGAGCCACCGCTGCCGGAACTTGGCTCGTCTGTGGGATCGATTGGACGGTAGCGTCCTGCATAACTCATCTCCTTTTGTAAAGCTTCTAAAGTTCGATACAGATATGGCGTTAAATCCAATCTTGGATCCGCAGCCATCGGAAGATCCGGTGCTTGCGGGTGAGGAGTCTGCATCATGCCCCCCACTAGTTTAGAAAATGCAGCGTATGCACCCTGCAATTCGTTCACCATCCTGAACGGAAAGCCGGATAGCATTTCCGCTCTTTCCTCATCTGTTTTAGATGGGAAAAGATATTTCAGTGCTTCAATGCTATCAACCCCTAACTCTTGAAGGTTTCTTACAACAATTGAGTTGTTAAGAATATCTTGCGTCGAGTCCTCGTAAACAGGGCCTAGCCAGCGCCACAGAACTGTTACATCGCCATCTGGAATTAACCCCACCACATTAGGCGGAATCATCTGTGTTTCGATGCACGCCATCATGATTTGCTTGAGCTTTTGCTCATACATCTGCATGGATTCCTTGTACAACGCCTGTTGTTCTTCAGGTGCACCAGGTTCCAAAGGAATTGGCTTCTCAAGTTTTGCTGCTTGTGCCAGGGTTGATTTGAAGAGTTGTTCTTCTTGATAAATAATTAATTCAAAGCACCGACAAATGCCATGTTCATAAATAGAATTTGCTTTCTTCTTCGTTGTTGCAGCAACACGTCCAAAGAGTGATTTGTATTCAGTAGCAGTAACACCTGCGGAAATAGAAAGCTCGTCAACGCCACCAAGAGCGGTACGAATCTCTTCTCGATATTGACGACCAAATGCATTTTGGTCTCCAGTGATTGCATCTGGAACAATGTAACCAACTCGATCGTTTGGTTCCAGGTTCGCAATGACGCGTGGCACTCTGATCTGTGCTTCCATACCACGACTGACGGGATCAGCCTTGAACATGGACGCACTCATGGGGGATTGGCTAGCAAACCCTGAGTTAGCAGCAATCGAAGGACGCTGGATCGCCATGTCACCACCGGACTCCATAAGGTCGGTTTTGGGACGCGATGACAACAGCGTTGGGTTGCCAAAGAAAGTGATGTTCTTACGCATCGTACGCATCAATTCATCGTGCGTACAAATGGCATTGGCTAGTGCGTCAAAGTCACCATGACCTTCTGCAGAGAAACCTTGTGGATTATTGGTGATTTCAACACATGGAATGAAGTTGAGTGTATTTGGAAACTTCTTGGTATCACCCGTCAAAGTGTACGTGGGCATATCAAAGTTCAGTTCAGATTCAGAATGAGTCTCTTCAATTGAATCTGATTTGATTGATAAACGAATGTATCTCTTTGCTCCAGGGCTATAAGCGTTGTTGACACCGGGAGTATTGGTAAGACTCTTCATCTGGATGTCACCAAAGCCATTCATGGCTTTGCGCACCTTATAGCTGTAGATAATTACAACTTCATCCAGTTCGCCATCAACGTTGTAATAGGAACGATATTCGTGTTTGCGGAAATAATACAGACGATAGTTGTTTTTAGTAGGACGGATGTAAAAAAGTCCTTGGCCATCACAGATGAAATACTCCCAAATGGAATCAAGTCTCGTATCAAGCTTGTTGTATTTGCAAACACGATCAAGGAAGTCTTTACGTTGTGAACCGAAGTTATCTTGGGATGGGAAGAATTCAACTCCTTGGCGAATACCAAAGAGTTTCATCTGTGCAATATGGGACGCAACAATGCCTGTGTCTACAACAACGCCACTATCTCGATCAAGATAAGCGTTGACAATTTCTTGAAGTCTGGCTTTAGCGTCCGCCATTATTTGCTTTGGTTATTGAGTAATACTAGCAGGTTTTAGGAAACCGTCTTTGTGTAGCCAGGGGGAAGTCCCCGATAAAATGTTGCGTTGGCTGCATTAGCACCATTGGGAAGATTGCTCATCGCCGCACCATTCCCTGGAGCGCTTGAGTCATAGCGCCCACCCATCTGCGCCATAGCGCCGTAAAGATTGCTGGAACCAAACGGACTACCTGCCATCGGAAGCTGAGGGAATCCTGGGGCTCCTGGCATGGGCTGCGGCTGCCCTGGGCCATAGACGTCGTCAATATTCTTGCGATCTTCGCCAGGGAGTAGAGGCTTGTCTTTATTTCTTCCACCTGGAAGTTGGAAACGAGGACCAAAAGGACTTGCGGCAACTGTTCCTAAATTGCCACCTACTGGAATGCCGCCTGTAATACTCATTTATCTAGCTATCAATCCGTTCATTCTACTCTTCTATAACTTCGTAGCCGGCGGCATCATTAACTTTGGTAATGATAATGCCGGTGCCACGTACATCCCAATTAAGGACGTCGCCTTCTTGCCAGCCAAGCTCTTCGACTACTTCGTCGGGAAACGTGATGTACTGATCTCCGTTCTCATCCTCTTGAACTTCGAGAATGTAACTCATTTTGATTCGAGCAATTTCTCCATTAGCTTATCAAGCTTATTGTTGATTTGATTGAAATTATCATGCATTTGCTGGAT